AACAGAGAACGTCCCTGGCGTCAGTCCTATGGCTTGGTCTTGAGGGCAAGCGAACTCATAATTTTCTGTATAGATTTCTAGCTGTTTGCCCCCATTCAACCAGAGAATATCACCAGTGCCTGTTTGCCCAATATTATAAATAATCGCATCAGCATCACCTGCTACCCCAACATCAAAATTGACTGGTTGGTTGATCTTAGACCCATAGATTGTCGTCGGTTGCTGCATGGTATTAGCAAACCATAACCTATTTTGATAAAAAGCGACCGCCTCAGGCCATCCCAACGTTGCCGACCATGCCGGTTGTTTAATGGAATATTGCGAACCGATCAATGGCATATCAGCAGGGGCTGCAAATGGGACATATACTACCCCATCAAATTGAACGGTCGTTGCACCTGGGTGCGTCACATTGGTAATAATTCCATAACCTAACGGCCGAGGCTCAGTTGCACCAAAGCTTGCTATTTCACCACCGATCCAAGCCGTGGTAAATTTGGCGGCCTCGCCTGGATGGGCACCATCTTCCGTCATCACAATACGAAATGTCGTTGGCGTCGGATTGGTAAAAACTACCGTAAAATTAGCATAATTCACTTTCTGAAAATCAAATGATGGTAGCGGAAATATCGGGCCATTGAGCGTATCAACAACGAGCGTCTGCCAAGTAAAGACAGCTGGCCCATAACTACTGACAAATATCCGTCCTGGTGCAACGCCAGCTGTCGTCAAAACCAAAGAATCACTGTCCAAAGCGTAATCAATATGAAGTAATTGTGGCGTAGTATAAGGGGGCGAACCTGCTACTGTCTGGTAGAACGTCAATGAACCGTCTGTAGGGTCAACAAGAAATACCGTCCAGCCAGTCGCAGCGGTCGCTGACATGATCAAATAATATTGCTGGTTAATGTCGATGAACTCATACATCTGAGATTCATCTTGGGCATATATCGTAACGTCTGATGGGTCACCCGTATCGATAAAGGCATTGCGTGTACCACGGCGCTTTTTAGCCAGCTGCGTCGTGCCAATTTCCATATTAGTCAATGCTTGGGCGGCAGATAGATACGCTTTTAAATCAGTACGCTTCCAATTGACAACGTCTACTTCGCCGAGTGAAAAAGTTGCCTGTTGAATGACTTCCGTCGTCATAATGAGTATCCGTAATCGCTATGGAGTTATTCTATACGATTATAGGGTTTAGAGGTAGAATCCGTGTAGCCCAGAGAAGTTGAAGCTTCTCTGGGCTGAATCCTTTAAACTTTTACGAGAAGTTTGTATGACCAATAATACTAAACGTTTTGCACGTGATCAAGTTAGACATTTTCTTCAATCTGATAAATCAATCAACTTAGATTCAATTGATGTCGCTATTCTCTATACCATTGCTGGATATATTGATTTGCCTAAAGGTGAATGTTTTGCCAAAAGAGAAGTGTTGATATTTGAATCAAAATGCAGTGACCGCACCTTTCGTCGTAAAACCAAAATATTACTCGAAAATAAAATCATTTTTAAATATTGCAAATTAGATGACAAACGAGAACGGTATTTATTAGGTGAGAAAATTACAGGCATAATCCAAGATGAGTAATGGTGGCAGAAGTTAGCAAAGTGCTGCCACGCTTTGGACTCACAGTCCAACGATTTGTCCACCATCCGGACTCACAGTCCAAAATATTGGACTCACAGTCCACTATATATATAAGAATAGATAACCACATATATACAACATACAGTTGTTGTTTTTCTTTTTTCCTCATGGGGAAATTATCAATAAATCTCCCATTGACTTAAAGAATTGTATATTTTTTAGACATAACTCTGTCTATCATAATCATTTTGGGGAGTACTTTGGATCATGCGTTCTTGGTCGTTCAATAAAATAGCTTCATTCAACTTCAGTTGGTATTTACCTTCCAGCACTTTCCCTAATCCTACATTGTTAGTTAGCACCGCAGCACATTCAGCCGCTGTATAAAGCACGAGAGCGCGGTAGAACAAAGGTGGTATGACGCCATAACTCACCGTCTGGACGACGTAGTAGTAAAGCACGGGGCGCACATTGGTCATTAACGTCTGGTCTATGATCCGGTAGACAAAACTGAATGCCGTGCTGGACAACTGCCAGGAGAACCGGTCCATACGGTTATAATCAGCGGGCAATGTGTAGTTATACAGGTAGTCAGGCGAGATATTAGCGACATTTGGCGTATCGTCTGTCACAAATTTTATCGCAAAGTTCCAGTCTGTACGCAGTAGCATTTCAGGTAACAAGATATCGAGTTTATTCGATATTAATGTTGATGCAGCGGTAGAAGTTAACGTCTGAATAAACGGAAACCCTAACTCATTGAGCACTTGATTAACAACATCTAACTTAGCAGGCATATTTTCCTCCCAAAAGGAGGGAGGAGGACTTGAATATCATCCTCCCCGTTGGCCTTTATGCAGTTGCAATAATGCGATAGTGAATCTTAGCAACCCAAGTACCATCACCTGTGGTGAATGCACCCGTCTTATTAGACAAGTAAAGACCTTTATTGACATTAGCGACAAATGGTACAAGCCCACCATCAGTGGTGGCTGCATTTCCAGAGTTACCATTAAACATAAAGACACTACTTGCTGCTGCAAAGAAGTCTGCCGCTGCTTCAATATTGGTAGCATGCTGACCAAGACCGTTAGCAGTAGAGTCCCATTGTGCTGCGACCACACCGCCAGCTGCATAAGCTGCAGCGACAAATGTCATCACGAGCTCCATACGGTCTACCACGATCAATCTATTTGCACCTGGTGCTGCAATTAACAACATTGGTGCTGCATACATACCATTGAACTGTGCTGCTGTAATTGGGACTGATGCATAGCGTAAAACATTGTCTACATTAAACCCAGAATCTTCTACTGTCCCAGCGGTGTCATTAAAACTAGCAAAGTTATTGGCGACCGTTGCTCCATTAACAGAAGCTACCGTAGGCAATAAATTGTCAGAAGCGTCCTTACCAGCTGCTGTACCTAATGCTGGATCAGGCAATGCAACTAATGTACTTACGCCAGCAGTAATACTAACAGAGAACGAACCTAACGTTGCTGACATACCACTTGGATATAATGGAAAAGTACTTAAGTCATCATAATTTATCCAAAAAACATCGTTTTCTTTGAATTCACCTTGACTTAAAAACGCATCTAAATAACCAGCCGTAGTAATTTCAGCTAAACTGTCCGCCGTTGATGCTACAAAAATAGTTGGCGCTGTTCCTACAATCGCGGGAGAAGCAATGCCAAAAGATTCAAAAGCCATGATACTGCTCCTTAGTTATTTACGTATGGGTCATTACAAGTTAACAATGCAATACCATTGTACTGAATAATCAATGCACCGGAAGTCATAATCGTCAAGAGTTCCCAACGGTCTTGGTTAGGCAACCATGTGATACTTGTCATGATGTCACGATTGTATGATTGAACAATAGCGTCTTTATGTACCATTGGAACAAGATATACATAAGGCGATATCAATGTACCTAACCCTGTTCTTGGGATTTTGTTAATACCATTTTCACCAAGGAAACGCATATCACAACCAAGATAGCCCGTAATACGGTTGTCGGTCAGTGGCTTAACATCATTGTAGAAGAAGTTGACTACCCGATCATCAGCATACAATGAGGTCTTTAATAGAGCTGGTGCCCAGATAGACACGGAATAATCCATGATGTCTACGCCTTGGCTTTCCAAGTAAGCAATCCCTGCCGCAATCTTGCCTTCGTTTAAGCCGGTATTTACACCAACTGTAATAGGGAAGGTTTGGATCGTGCCCACAGAAGGGTCACTAAAGATCGCGTCAATCTTCAAGAAGTCGTCATTACGAGCGCCAGCTAATGCATGGAGTTTTGCGTGGTCAACGATCTTGTCGAAGTTGAACAATGTCTTTTCACCACCACCGATTACCGTTTTGACATGATAATCATTAGTCAAAACTTGACGGTTTGTTTCATCAACGGGGGTGGGTGGAATGTCAACAGGTGCGAAATCACCTAATGTCATTTCAATTAAATCTGAAACAGGCACGTTTAATGTCGTACCAGTCGTACCATGACGTTCGTCAATAGTACCTTGTAATCTAAGGTGGTTCTGATACTTGAGGGTCACTTCAGTATCGAACAACTGCATTGCAGCTGCTAAATTAATACCGGCCATGAATATTACTCCAATAGTTGGATAACGAAAAAATCCGTTAAACATCTATCAGGGTAAGCCGTAGCTCGCTGATAACGTTATGGTCGACCTAAACGGGTATCTTTTGGAAGCGTTTAAGTTAACACCAATAGTATAGCGCAGTTATTGGTCGTTGCAACGTCCCATGTAAGTAATCATATCTTTTAATCCCTCTCATCACGCATGATAAGGTTCCTCAACTAGATTTCAACGGAGCAAAAAATCATGGTAGATGAACATAAATGTGGTGGTTGTTGTCCAGGGCCACAAGGCAACATGGGGCCACAAGGGCTTCAAGGCGTCCAGGGCGTCCCTGGAAAAGATGGCGCACAAGGCCAAGCTGGTCAACAAGGCCTACAAGGCGTCCCTGGTGATAAAGGCAATCCGGGTGACAAAGGCGACCAAGGCCTACAAGGCCTACAAGGTTCTCCCGGT